ATCCCGTAGAAAGGCACAGGATGACCGAGAACGACCTTAAAGCATGGTTGGATACTTTAGAACTAAACACGGAACTAAAGGTCTTGTCAGGCATTGCGTTGGCATTGGCTAAGGAGTTTGATGACAAGCGTTCTACATCAACCGCAGCTGAATTGCGCAAGACAATCCTTGAAATCAAGTCTGTGATCGCTGGTTCCACTGTGGTTGTTGATCCGCTGGAGAAACTACTGACCCGCTAATGCTCCAACTGCCTAGCGTTTACACGCCACCACTTAGTGACGACTTCTTAACCGATGGCGATCGTCTAATTGAGTTTGCTAATCTCGCATGGCAGTCGCCGGAATCACCGGATGGACTAACGCTTGATGAATGGCAGCGTTGGTTGCTTCGTCATGTGTTGGAACGCTACCCGGCAGATCATCCGCAATACCCGGGCAGGCTTCGCTATCGTCAGGTTGTTATCAGTGTTGGTCGTCAGAATGGTAAGTCGCTACTGGCCGCTATTCTTGGACTTTATGGGTTGCTTATGCACGAACCTGGCGCACAGGTCATTTCACTAGCGTCGTCTACTGATCAGGCGAACATCGTCTACTCGCGCGTCAACTATGTGATTAACCAAAATCCATTCCTACGCAAACGCTTTAAGCGCGCCACAGAAACCCGCGGTATCGTAACCGCTGATAACTCTGGACGCTACGATGTCAAGGCTGCGAAAGAATCAGCGTTGCAGGGTATCCCTATGTCGTTGTGTTTGTTTGATGAATTGCACTTGGCTAAATCTGGTATGTGGGGTGCCGCGGTACTTGGAACTTCACAACGCAAAGACGGCATCGTTATCGGTATCACAACCGCCGGTGATCAAACATCAGAAACACTAATCAACCTTTACAAGTCCGGAACTGCAGCTGCTAACGGTGCCGCAGATCTTGAACGCTTTGGTTTCTTTTTGTGGACTGCACCGGACAACGCACCAATTGACGACCCGGTTGCAATTATGGCTGCTAATCCGTCGGTGGCTGCTGGTAGAATACCGGTTGAACAAGTCATCAGCGACTTAAAGACAATCCCGGAACATGAGGCGCGACGCTATCGCCTAAACCAGTTCATTAGCGGAACTGCTGCATCTTGGTTGCCGGGCAATTTGTTCAAAGCTGCTACTGGTCGCGGTGTTACTAATATGCAAGCCGGTGTCTTTGCCGTCGACATTAGTAAAAACTGGGAACACGCCACAATTGCCTTTGCTAATACCAACGGCGACATACAAGAAACAGAATTGGTTGCATCATTGGTCGCGCCTACCGAACAACAACTATTTAACGAGATAACATCGCTTTATAGCAAGTTCTCACCTAGGGCAATCGCATTAGATGATCGTCAACTACCGAGCCTAGCAAAGCGTCTAAAGTTAGCGGGCATTCCGGTGTGGCAACTGTGGACTAAGGAAATGTCAGCGGCTTGTTCGGCGGTGTTTGCTATGTTTAGTACAGGCACCGTTAGGCACAACAATGATCCTTTGTTGGTCGCTCAAATGCCTAACGGTGTTTCTAAATACACGGGTGAAACTTGGTTGATTAGTCGCAAAGAATCACATGGTGAAATTGATGCTGTTATGGCGACTGTTATGGCGTTGTATGTTTCATCTCGAGCGCAACACGCCACGATAGGCGTATTCTAAACTATCTATGCTACTATATTTAGAATATGGCATCTTTATGGACTCGCTTAACTAAGCCGCAGGAATCACGTGCAGCGCAGCCAACTATTCCAACTCGTTCAGCTGCAATTGTTACGCCGGATACTGCTCTAACTCTTACCGCTGTTTATCGCGCGGTGCAAATCATTGCTACCCCAATCAGCAAGATGACTATCAACACTTACCGCTATGCAACAGGCATTGAGGTTAAGGTTGAAAACCCGGTGCTAGTTAATAAGCCAAGCATCAACGAAAACCGTCGCGACTTTTTGTTTCAGACTGTTACTGAACTAGCATTGTCAGGCAACGCGTTCTGGTACAAGAACTATGGTTCAAACGGTCAGGTAAACAATCTAACAATTCTGCCATCATCAGCGGTTGAAGTAACTAACCCAGTTGGTCGTGACGGCCGCCCAGACCTTAGCCGCATTGTTTACAACTACCTAGGCAAACAGTATTCTAAGAACGAAATTGAACATCTAAAGATTTTTAGCCGCGCAGGATACCTAAAGGGAGTGTCGCCAATTGAATCGTGCCGTCGCGATATTAGTGCTGCTATTGACCTGCGCGACTATGCTGGCAATTGGTTTACTGCTGCTGGAGTCCCGACCGGTGTTCTAAAAACTAACGCCATGTTGAACGCAGCTGATGCAGAAGCGGTAACTGCTAACTGGCACAACAAGCAACAGAATCGCCAAGTAGCCGTTTTGGGTAATGGTTTCGAATACCAGCAAATTGCGCTATCTCCACGCGACGCTTTGTTTACCGAAGTTCAGGATCAGCAAGTGCAGGCTATCGCCCGCCTATTCGGTGTACCAGCGCGTCTATTGCTAACATCTGTTCCGGGCGCATCAGACACCTACACCAACTTGCAAGATGAAAACCAAGTGTTCTACCGCCACACACTTATGGCATACACCGACGCTATTACTGATGCTCTAAGCAACTGCCTACCACGTGGCGTACGCATCGAATTCGACTTCGAACACCTATTCAAAGCAGACGTAGCTGCACGTTACAACTACTACAAGACTGGCATCGACGCTGGGTTCCTACAGGTCGACGAAGTACGCACCAAGGAAGGACTAAATGTCTAACATCGAAACACGCGACTTCGAAGCGCGTCTAAACGCCGACGATCGTACAATTACAGGAATCGCAGTTCCTTACGATCAGGAAATTGCTCTGAATAGTTCAACTAACGAGCGTTTTCAGGCTGGAGCAATCCGCTCAATTGAGGACGTCAAGTTGTTCTACGGACACGAGGAACCAATCGGCAAAGTAATTGACGGACGCGACACCGCAGCCGGTTTTGAAATTACTGCACGAATCAGTGACACCGCACGAGGCAACGAAGTATACACACTTCTGCAAGACGGTGTTCTAAACAAGTTTTCAGTCGGTTTTATCCCGGTTGAAAATGTACGCGACGGGAACACTCTCGTTCGTGCATTGGTAGATCTGAAAGAAGTTTCAGTTGTACCATTCCCTGCCTATGATGGCGCAACAATCAACGAAGTTCGTGAGGAAATCGAAACAATCGAGGAACCAAGCGAATCTCTAATCGAACAGAAAGAAGAATCAGTGTCAGAAAACATTGAACTAGACGTTCGTACCGTACAGGATGAGGTTGCAGAACTGCGCCGAGTCGTTGAGGCAGGTATGACCGTAGAAACCGCTCCAGTAGCAGACACCAAGTTCCGCTCACAGGGTGAATTCGTAAAGGCTCTAGCATCAGGCGATGCAGATGCTAAGGAACTAGCAGTACGCGCAGCATCAACATCTGCCGACACTGTTGCTCTACCAGGCTGGCTAGGTTACATTGATAACCTAATCGCTAACAACCGTCCAACCGTTTCAGCATTCAGCCGCGCAGCTCTACCAGCTGCAGGTCTAACTGTTGAATACGCACAGGTTTCATCAAACACTCTTGCAGTTGGCGTTCAGGATCCAGAGAACGAAGCACTATCATTCGGTAACATCTCAATCGACACTGTTTCAGCATCGGTTGTTACCTACGGTGGTTACACTTCATTCTCACGTCAGACAATTGAGCGTTCAAGCGTTAACTACCTAGACACCGCATTCCGCGCTCTAACAATTCAGTACGCTGCAGCAACTAACGCTGCTCTTGTTGCTAAGTTGGCTGGTCTAACTTGGACTGGTAAGGTATTCGACGCTGACGGTGGAACTGCTGCATCTCTAATTGAGGGTGTTGCTAACGGTGCTGCTTACATTCAGGCTCACACTGGTCTAAACCCAGAGTTTATTATCGCTGCTCCAGACGCTTACGTTAAGATCGTAACCGTTGCAGGTGGCGACGGACGCCCAGTTGTTCTAGCAGACGGCGCAGGCACCAACAACATTGGTTCATCAAACGTACCGGGTCTACGCGGCTCTCTACTTGGTCTACCAATCATCGTTGACCCTGCACTTGCTACCGGTGTTGTTTACATGGCTAACTCTGCAGCTGTTCAGACTCTTGAATCTGCAGGTTCACCAGTTCGCCTAACCGCTGGCGACATCACAACCCTAACAGACGACATCTCTGTTTACGGTTACGCTGCATTCACCGTACCTTTCGAGGGTGCAATCGTTAAGTTGGACGTAACCGCTTAATTTAGTTAGGAAATAAGGATATGCCTGCTGTAACTTTGCAAGAATTAGCCGACTATGTTGGCACAGATGATCTAAGCGATTTTCTGCACTCTTGCTTAGATGCCGCTAACGCGCATGTTGGTCGTTACATCGGTGACATTGACACCGTACCTAATGACATTCATGAGCAGGCTATCCTTATTTGCGCATCGGAGTTGTTTCACCGCCGAAGCGCACCTAATGGCGTTGCACAGTTTGCAAGCATGGATGGCTCACCGATTAGAGTTGCTAAAGACCCTATGAACGCGGTCTATCCGTTGCTAATGCCATACACAGGTTATGCAGTATGAGCGAAATAAATGACGCTAAAGTTCAGTTCAAAACTGATCTAGTAGCGGCTGGTTTGAATGTTTTGGAGTATGTTCCGGAACGTATCACACCGCCAATAGTTATTGTGAATGCTGCATCACCGTATGTTCAGACTGCCGAATTCGGAGAATATACTCTCGGACTTGAATTGGTGCTAGTTTCATCAACCGCTACAAATAAAAAAGCGACTGAGAACCTAGATCAACTAATTGAGGATGTTCTTTTGGCTTTGGAGCCATTGACATACGCACGTCTAACAAGTGTTAATCAGCCTTACAATTTGCAAACAAACAACGCTGAATATTTAGCGACAAACATTTACGCACAACTAGCAATTACAATTTAGAAAGGTCGCCAAAATGGCAGCATCTACACGCATCAAGGCAAGTAACATTGTCTTTAAAATCGGAACCACCGATTACGCTTGCGACGCGACTATGGTAGAACTATCTTTGGATGACGCCCCGGGCGATGTTCAGACATTCTGCGAAACTCGCGTTGGTGGTCAGTGGAAACTTCACCTAGAGGGCATTACTTCAGGCGATGCAACTTCACTTTACCAAGTGATCTGGGCTAACTTTGGTACCGAGGTAGCATTCCAAGTGGCTCCACAGGGAAACACAACACCTGCTACCGGTTCACCGGTTTACAAGGGAACTGTTGTATTTGACCAGTTGCCACCACTGTCACTATCAAGCAACGAAACAGCGAAGTTTGCTATTGACCTAAGCGTCAAGAACACTCCGCACACTCCTGCATCACACATCTACTACGGCGTGGAAATCGACACCACCGCGTAAAGATGTCAAACGCGTCCGGCATCAAGGTAAAAGGTTTCAAAGCCGGTATCAAAGCACTCCAAGCAATTGGGGTTCCAGATGCCGAAATCAAAGCAGCTGGCTCACAAGCCGGTGAAATTGTCGCTAGGGAAGCCAGAAACTTGGTGCCGGTTCGCACAGGTGCGCTACGCAACACAATTAAGGTTTCTAAAGCCTTGACCCGTGTCAGCGTTCGTGCAGGAAACAACGGCAAAGTGCCATACGCTAACCCTATTCACTGGGGTTGGTTCAAACGCAACATCAAACCACAACCCTTTTTCGTAAAGGCTCTTGGAATTACACGCGACGAAGTTTACAAGAACTACTACCGTACACTTGATACACTTATAGCGTTTAACTCCACGAAAGGCACAGAGGAATGAATCAAGATTTTTTTAGCACGTTGACACTTGACGAAGTTGAAACCATCGAAAACCTATCAGGTCAGGCGATGGATGAACTTATGGGAGTTGGCAAACTAAAGGGCAAGGCTCTTAAGGCAATCATTTGGGTTGCTAAAAAGCGCGTTGATCCTAATTTTAAAATGGAGGATGCTGGCAGGGTAACTTTTGCCGAGGCTCTTGAATTGTTCAAGGGTATCGACACTGACCCAAAAGCGTAAAACGGCAACAAGCCGAAAGGATGGCTAGGTTCTGTTTGTTGACTAAAATGTCTCCGACAGAATACCGCAGCTTGACATTAGGCGAATACCAAGCGTTCATTAGCGTTTGGAATGAAATGAATGAGGTAGCAGAGTGAGTTTAGTTCTAGGCGTTGAAATCCTTGGCGAATACAAGCAACTAACTGCTGCCACTAAGGGCGCACAGTCGCAACTATCCGCGCTAAACAAGCGTACCCAGTCAATCAGTAATGGCATGAATAAGGCATTTGCTGCTATTGGTGTTGGTTTTTCTTTGCACATCATTACGCAGCAACTAGAGGAATCTGCTAAGGCTGCTATTGAGGATACTAAAAGCCAAAAACTCTTAGCCTTGGCTATGGAAAATACTGCCGGGGCAACTAAGGCACAGGTTGCTCAGGCTGAAAAACTTATCAACAAAATGCAGTATCAGGCTGGCGTTGCCGATGATGAATTACGCCCAGCATTCCAAAAATTATTTATTGCTACTAAGTCTGTTACTGAATCTAACCGTCTTTTGGCAATTGCTTTAGATGCTTCGGCTGCTACTGGTAAGGGCTTAGATGTTGTTTCGCAGGCTATGGCTAAGTCTTTGGCTGGTTCTGATACTGCACTTGTAAAACTTATTCCGTCGCTAAAGGGTGCTAAGGATCCGTTGGCTGAACTTGAAAAGACATTCAAGGGTGCAGCTGCAGAAGCCGCTAAGACTGATCCATACCAGCGTATGAATGTTATTTTTGGTGAAATGCGCGAACAAATTGGCATGGCGTTGCTACCGGTTTTGGAAAAGTTTAGCGCGTGGTTGGCAACTCCAGAGGGTACTGCTAAATTGCAGGGTCTTATTGACTTGATTATCAGTTTGACAAGTAAGTTCAGCGATATGCTTGGCGTTGTTATTGACAATAAAGAAATGTTTTTGTTATTTGCCGGTGTTGTTGGCACTACTTGGGCAGTGCTAAAGGTTTACTCTGGCTGGGCTACTGTAGCCACCGCCGAAACCGTTGCGCTTGGTGCAGCTGCTAAAGCATCTTTGGGTACTCTTGGTTTGGTTATTGCCGCACTTGAGGGAATCAAGGCGTTGAACGATGCGCTTGGTGCATCTACCGCAGCTGGGCAACAAACTATCGGGCAGCAAGGTTTCAATATAAATTCAACTGCTTCACCGTCCGCCGGTGGTTCTAATATGTCGTTCAATACTCCGGCTAAAACATCTGCTAAGGCACCGGTTACTATTGTTCAGAACATCAAGGCTACCCAGTCTGCGCAGCAAATTGCTGCGACTACAGCGAAGTTTGCTAAGACTTCTGGTACCCAGATTTTGCGCGGAGGTCGCTAATGGCTCTGGTAAATAACTTTGATATCAAAACAGATCTAAAGGTCGAATTATTTATACCAGACCCTAACGCTAATACTTTTGTTTTGGGTTTGTCGGTTCTTGGTGGCGACGATGTTTTGGGTGGTGTGGGTAACTTCATCCTTGGACAGTCGCTACTTGGTGGAACTGATGTTCTTGGTACTGGTTCAGCGTTTGTTTGGATACCGGTACAAGCCGATACTATTTCAGCCGATTTTAGTGTTGGCGGGGACATTCAAGACGCTTACTACTTCCAGCCTAACGCGGGCAGTGGTCGCATCAGTTTGCAGTCTTACGAGTGGGATCCAAACGTCAATAAGAACATTCGCACCAATACAAAGATCCGTGTTCGTGTTGTCAAAAATGGTGTAAACCTAACTTTGTTCACTGGGTACATTGACACAATCAACGTGCAGTATTCGCCGGAGGGTTGGAACCGCATCGACATTACAGCCTACGACTTATACAAGGCAATCGTTAATTCGCGTATCGAAACATTTGACAACACAGGTTACGCAGCGGGTTATGCGACACCTTTGCAGAACTTTGCAGCCGCAGTAACCCATGTTGGCGGTGTAATGTCTTTGCAATCGGCTGCCACTACGGGCAAAATTCCGTTAACATCTGAATCAGATATTCAGGCAAATACAATTTTGAATGAGGCGTTGCAGGTTGGTTTGGCTGTTTGCTGGGTTGACCCGGCTACGGAACAAGTTATTTTCATTCCACGCCCGGATGTTGCAAACGGTACATCTACTACTTGGGTGGTTGGTAATAACCACGGCGATGCTTATCACCTTTGCATGTCTGACATTACTGTTTCTGCCGATGCTGATAGCATTATCAACTCGCTTTATGTTGATTTGGTTTCAGACTCGACGCAGTTCGTAGCGTTGCAGGATACTGACAGTATTGAATTGTATGGTGAAAACTTTGAATCGTTGTCGTTGAATGTTATTAACACGACAGAGTTGCAGGTTTGGGCTGAACAGGTTTTTAACACTACTGTTACTAAGTTGGTGAAGTCTGTTGAAACCCCGGCGGTCGATCGTGAAGGCAACCTTACACAAGCAGCTGCGATTACGCCGGGTTCTTTGCTCGGTGTGAACTTCACTAAGAACGAACTTGCAATTGACGAATTTTACACCATTACCAAGGTCAATCATTCAATTGACGCTAATTCTTGGTATACTCAATTCGAACTATGGAAAGCGGCTTAAATGGCATATAAAGTTTTTAGCAACGGTGATGCTCTTACCGGTAGCGAATTAAATACTTATCTGATGAATCAGTCGGTCATGGTGTTTGCTTCGGCGACTGCGCGTGATGCAGCTTTGACTTCACCTACCGAGGGTATGGTTGTTTGGTTGCAGGATGCCAACAAGTATGTTTATTACACTGGTAGCGCGTGGGCTGATCTAATTACCCCGGCTTCATCGGGTAACGCAATCATCAACGGCGCGTTTGACATCTGGCAGCGTGGAACATCATCAGCAGCTGCAACAACAACACGCTATCTGGCTGACCGTTGGGAAACTTTTGGTATTACTTCAACTGTTGCCGCTTCACAACAAACATTTACGCCGGGAACCGCACCAGTCGCTGGTTACGAAGGAACATTCTTTTACCGCACTGTAGTTGCATCAGGAAACACTGCCGGTTCTGGTGCTGTTCTAGATCAGAAAATTGAGGATGTCCGCCGTTTTGCTGGTGAAACTGTAACCGTTAGTTTCTGGGCTAAAGCCGATGCAACTAAGAGCATGAGCATTGAACTTTTGCAAAACTTTGGTTCTGGTGGTTCTGCGACTGTAAACATTACGCCGTCTAAAGTTGCTTTGACTACTTCATGGGCGCGTTACTCTTACACCGTTGCCGTTCCGTCTATTGCTGGCAAAACAATTGGTACTAACAGTTTCTTTGCTTTGTATTTGTGGTATGACGCAGGTTCGGACTTCAACGCTCGCACGGGTTCACTAGGCAATCAGTCTGGAACTTTTGACATTTGGGGTGTGCAACTTGAGGCAGATAGTGTTGCTACACCGTTTAAACGCAACGCACCTAGTATTCAGGCAGAGTTAGCGGCTTGTCAGCGGTATTTGCCAACAATTCAAACACCTTCTGGTGAATTTGCATCTGGTTTTGCTTATTCGACAACAAAGGCTCTTTTCCCTATTGTTTTCCCAGTCACACCAAGAAAACAACCAACTGGAATAACGGTAAGTTCCGCCGGACATTTCACAGTCCGAAGCGCAACGGCATCACAACTAACTTGTACCGCAATCTCATTTAGCACAGGTACTTTGCAAGGTGCTTGCATTGAGGCAACTGTCGCATCAGGTCTTGTGGCTGGTAATGGTACAAACATTTTTGATGGCGGTAGTGGCTACATTTACTTTGAAGGATGTGAACTATAAATATGACAGTAGAAACTTACCTAACAGTTGATGGTGTTGAATGTGTTGCTTGGACTGATGAACAAGGCGAACATTCAATGACTAGAGAGGCTTATACCGCTTGGCTAGAGGCTCAAACACCTAAGACAACTAGCAAGGCAGCCGCTAACTAATGTCAGATTTGAAACCAAACAACTCTGATCTACTAATGAGAATCGTCGAGGACATCGCAGAGATCAAAGCAACAATCAAAGGCTACGCAGAACTTGAAGCACGCGTACGTAAAATTGAGGGTTACGCAGTTTTGTTTGGCATCATGTCAGCGGCAATAACCGCAACTGTAATCGGACTAATCACTAAAGCAATCGGAGCCTAAACATGTACCATGAACCAATCAAGGGTGCCGGGGCTGAACGCCGCGACGAACTAGGCAATTTCAACAAGGCTTATCGTAAGCAACCACACCGCGGAAGCGACTGGGGTTTTACTAACGGCTCGGAGGGCAAGCCGGTGTACGCTGTTGCAGACGGTGTTGTTGCCGATGTTCTGTGGACGGACGCATTAGGTCACTGTATTATTACTAAGAATTCACATGACAAGGTTTACGTTATCTTTGCTCACCTAGCAGAGAAACCAACTTTAAAGCGTCTTGAACGTATAATCGGTGGCGAAACAGTTTTGGGTAAGATCGGCAACACTGGATCAGCAAGCGCAGGTGCACACCTACACGCAGCCGCATCACTAGCACCAAAACCACACTTAGCGTCTTACCCGGCTCTACTTGACCTATTCAAACTAATTGGAGAAGTTGCAAAACCTGCGGCTAAACCTGCCGCTAAGAAACCTGCAACTAAAAAGGCGGCAAAGTGAAATTATGGTCAAAAATCCCAAAGCGTTTGAAGCGAGTTGCGGCTCTATCACTTGGCGCTGGCTTGTCTTCTATGGGTGTTGGCAACCTACCTATGTTCAGTATGGGCGCTTTGGAATCAGTTTTGTTTGGGGCATCCGTCGCTATCGTCGCCTTGGTTATGGGACTATCGTTCACTTACGCTGGGAAAGGCGAAATCAGCAATAAAGACTTTGACAATCACATCAACGCAACAATTGAGAGTGTTCAGTCAAAGAAAAAAGACTAAACCGTATGCCGGTTGAATCGGTAAGCAGATCCGGACGGTCCCTGCCACTGCCGTAGCCTTTAGTTCCCGCTTATCTTCGTCCGCGAATGGTAAGCCTTTTTGCCGGGATGTAATTTCTAGGCATTGGCTTAACCCCCGCAAGTCCTCGTTTTAAGAGTAGACCGGGGGTTTTGTCATTCCCGATCACTATGCTAAAAGCATGACAATCACAGAACACATCCGCATCACAGACGCTATTGAAGCGTTAGGCAAAGCCAAATACATTGGCACGTTCGAATCAGGATCACCAGAATGGCACGCTGCACGCGCCGGTATTGGTGGTTCCGATGTCGGAGTAATACTCGGTAAATCACAATATAAATCGCCATACACCCTTTGGGCTGAAAAGTCAAAACTAATTGACAATTCTGATAGCACAATTCCTATGCGCTTGGGCACTGCACTTGAGCCAGCAATCCGCCAATTCTTCATTGACGAAAACAAAGACTGGTTGACCGTTCACCAAACCGGAACATGGCAGTCAACTGAATTTGACTGGGCTAAAGCAAACCCGGACGGGATCATCGAATGGGCTGACGGCACCTTGGGCGTGCTAGAGATCAAGCATTCGGCAACTTACGTATCGGAAATCCCAGAATCATGGAAACTACAGGTACTTTGGTACTTGGAAACGCTAGGTCTAAAACGTGGTGTGGTCTGCGCGGTCATAGGAGGCCGCTACACCGAGTTTGAGGTTGTTTGTGATGAATCCCTTGTTAAGGTTATGAAAACGTCTGTACGGGCATTCTATGACCTTGTATTGACCGGAGTAGAACCAGAATTCGACGGGGCAGAGTCAACCTATGAAACAATCAGGGAACTATCTGACGGTTTAGTCGACGGCGAAATTGACTTAGGAAACTTTTGGGTAGATCTAGCCGCAGCCAAAGCAATCTACGAAGTAGCAGAACAAAACTTCACAAAACACAAAACAGCAACATTGGCATTTATGAACGGTGTCAAGTATGGTAATTGGCAGGGAAAGCGTGTAGTAGCACTACAAGCAAGAAACGGAAAACCCTACATCACATTCAAATAAAGGAAAACACAGACATGGCGTTTTTAGACAACTACGAACCAGTAGCAAACCGCATCGCAAAATTCTGGGAAAAGTATCCAAACGGGCGGATCATAACAGAAATCAAACTAATCAACGAAACCGAAGTCGTCGTACAGGCAAGCATCTTTACTGATCGGGAAGATACGCGCCCAGCATCCGTTGACTGGGCACACGAAACACGTGGGTCATCAAACATTAACCGCGCATCATTCCTAGAAAACTGCGCAACCAGCGCAATCGGTCGCGGACTAGCAACACTTGGCTTTAGCACCAAAAAAGGCAGCGACTACCTACGTCCAAGCCGTGAAGAAATGCTAAAAGCAACACGCGAATCACGCGACTACCTAATCGAAGCACAAGAAGCATACAGCAACAAAGATATCGAAACTCTGCGAACCATTTACGCAGCGGCAGTAAAAGCGGCAGTTGATAACGATACGCTAACTGCTATCAAACAATACGCAGAGGAACTAAAGAAGTAGATAAAGTGAAAGGGGGCTACCCCACAGAAAAGGTAGCCCCCGGCGACTCACAGGTCGCGACGCCCACCACAAGGGCGTAAATAAAGTATACACACAGAAAGGCACAGAATGAGCGTAGAAGCCATTTCAGCCGTCTTGCATCATTCACAAGCATCCGGTACCGCTAGAGCCGTGTTGACCGCCATAGCGTGGCACATAGGCGAATACGCCGAGGAGGGCTGCTACCCGTCACAGAAGCGCTTAGCCGAACTATCAGGATGCAGCAAAAGACAAGTTCAACGAGCAATCGAAAAACTAATTGAACTAAGCGAACTACAAGTTGCCAGCCATGACGGTTCCGGTTATCGCCCGGATCGTATTACAAATCGCTACTGGATCATCTTGGAATGTCCCGAAGATTGTAACCGAACACTTATGCACAAGCCTGTGGATAACTTCACAGAACGCAAATCTACGGGTAGACATCCACGACACAACGGGGTGTCATTTAAGACGCAACGGGACGGCGTAGATGTCCACTTAAAGATAATATAAACTTAACTTTAAATATCTAAATAACAACCTACGAAAAAATAGAAAAGGAACACAGAAATGGCATTAGTAAAAATCGTTGCAGAAGTCGGAAACTTCTCAACCGAACACGGCTACATCAAAGCATGGGAAACATTTGAATTCAAAGGCGAAAAGCGAAATCGACTTTGGACAATCTGGACACGCGACATCCAACTTCAAGAAAAAGACATTATCGAAGTATCAGGTGAACTATCAACCAAGACATCGACTTATGTCCCAAAGAACGCAACCGAAGCAAAAACCATTGTTGAACACTCACTAAACAATGTCAGCATCCAAATCGCAGGATCAACACCAACAACGCAAGTACGCAACGCGGCAGACATCTTGACCCAAAAGACCGAAGCCGAAACAATTGACATGCCGTTCTAATGTTCCAAATCTTTATACAAGGCGAACCAAAGCCACAGGGGAGCAAGCAAGGCTTTGTTCGCGGGGGACGCGTCGTGTTGGTAGAAGCACAAAAGCAACTACCAGCATGGCGCGATCACATGACCAGAATGCTGCAACTAAAACAAATGGAACACGACACCGCATTTACAACCGCCGTCAACGTGGCACTAACCTTTTGGCTACCAAGACCCAAAAGCGTCAAACGACAATACGCAACCGGAACTTATGACATCGACAAGTTGACTAGGGCGGTATTGGATAGCGTCACAAAAGCCGGTGTATGGCGCGACGACTCGGATGTTGTTGATCTAACAGTCCGCAAAACCTACGCAGACACACACGAAGCCGGCGTACTAATCAGCATTACCCCATTCGATAACGATTACATAACGCAGCATGTCGCACCCATAGATCGCAAACGCAGGAACCTAGTCTGACCTTATGAAAATACTTTTCCTAGACCTAGAAACATCACCAAACCTTGCACACGTCTGGGGGCTATGGCAACAAAACGTAGCAATCACACAACTAGAAAAATCAACCGAAGTAATCTGTTTCGGAGCACGCTGGCTAGGCAGCGACAAAGTAATCTTCAAATCAGTGCATCATCACGGCAAAGAAACCATGCTAAACGAACTACACAAAATTATGGATCAAGCAGACGTACTAATCGGCTGGAACTCTGCAGCATTCGACAGCAAACACATCAAACGCGAATTCATCGAAAACGGCTACCTCCCACCAAGCCCATGGACAGAACTAGACCTAATGCGCGTAGTAAAAGCACAATTCAAATTCCCATCGAACAAGTTGGATTATGTGGCTCAAAAACTAGGCGTTGGAGCCAAAGTCCAACACTCCGGGTTCCAACTTTGGTTGGATTGTATGGCTGGTAGCAACAAAGCATGGCAAGAAATGAAGCAGTACCAAATTCAAGACGTAAACCTACTCGTCGACCTATACGAAATCCTGCTCCCATGGATAAACAACCACCCACACGTCGCAATCGCCAACGGCAACCCAATCGGATGCCGAAACTGCGGATCAACCAACATCCAAAAAGCAGGCAAAAAAATCACAACCGGCGGAACATACCAACGCCACCAATGCAAAGACTGCGGCACCTACATGAAAGGCATACGCCTAGCCAACGCAACCCTAAAATAACAATTCAATAACAAGCCACCACCACACAACAAAACGGCTATAAACTACAAACACACACAGAAAGGCAACACCATGAAAAACTGGCAAGCACCACTAATCGTCGCAATAATCGGCACAACACTAGCCATCATCGCCAACGAACCAGCAGCTGGACTAATCGCCTGCGGCATCGCACTATGCGGCTACGCAATCAACAAAGCAGGCAACTAATGAGGTCAAAACGCTGGCCATACAGCCTAAGTGCAGATGAAATACAAATTGCAAGATTCAAAAGCAAATTTGACGCCGAAAAAGCAATGGAACTTCTAATCGAATACGAAAACAAATTACATAAAGACTCAAAACATAAATGGACTAAAACCCATTACCAAGTCAAAGACCGCACAATCGTAATAAATGACCGATAGGAACCAAATGTGCAACATCGACCACAACGACAACTGCCAAAATGCAGCAGCCGCAGAACGCGAACTAATCACAGAACTACTACAAGAACTACTAACAACAAACCGCAAAAAACTAACCACAACAACCGGTGAAGCCAGATCCATCAGACTACTCGGCACAATCATCGGCTTAGAGGACGCAATCAAACTAATCGAAAGCCTAGACTAATGGACACAGAATACACAAAAGGCTTTAAAGCCGGAGCAGAATTTGAACAAGAACGCATCATCAAAATGCTAGAAAATGAACAATCACACGACCCCGACGTAGTCGAATGTTATTGCGGTAGTTGGCGTGAGGCAATCGCTCTAATCAAAGGAGAGAACAAATGAACCTAAACACAGACAACTGCCACTGCGACTGGTGCAACCACGGCGACATACCACTAGACGACGAATACACACTAGAAATGCGCCTAGACATCGCAGAAGCCGCACTAAGCGGAATCAGACAACACCTATGGAAACTAGACGCACGACTATCAGACTTATACGAATGGGCAAAACGAAATGAACACCGCTAAAAACCGCAGCGAACAAGAAGTAATACTGCTAAACGCCATGTCACTACTAATTGACAGATCACTAATCTGGTCAGGTGACTTTGAAAACCTACGCCCAGCACTATGCAGACTATTCCTAAACGCCATGCAAGAACACACACTAAACAAAGACATTGTGCAACTAGCATCAAAGGTTATCTATCTCTATGGCTGAAATAACAATCAACTTGCATGACCAACCATGCGGCAACTGCACCGTTTGCATTGGTCGAACCATTGGTGCAAAGCATGAGCAAGAACGCATTATCAAACTGCTAGAGAAACACATCCCAATAGAAGACAATTACAACATGGAGTCAAGTTGCCGTGGTTGCAATTGGGAATGGACTTGGAATGGCAAAGTGAATGATTCTCACGAGGCACACCTTATCGCTCTAATCAAAGGAGACAAGTAATGGCTGAATGGCACCAATCAAAAGAGTGGGCAGCTGCACGAGCATACGCCAAAACAGTCCTAGAACCAATCTGTGCCATCTGCAACAAAGACCTAGACGGCAACGACTGGACAATCGACCACATCATCCCATCCGACCCACCAAACCACGATATCCACAACTTGCAAAGCATGTGCCGAGCATGTAACGGAAGAAAGCAAGACCGCACTTATGTCCGCACCACATGGCGAAACCCGCGCTTCAAATAGGGGTACCCAAAACAAAGACGGGTGGGGTGCTATCCCGGCACCTACCCTGCCCCACTACACCCTGCTATTACCGAACAACAAAGCAAGACATAGATCAACAGGATCAGGAATAATATGGAAGTATCAAATCAAATACTGGCAAAACAGGTGGTACGTAGTGGGCAGACCAGCGTACCGTCGACTAATGACACGACTTGGAC